TTTGGTCATGTAAGCATCAAAGTCTTTATATGTACTAGTATCTGTTCCACTTGGCCTTTCTAATTCTACCATTTCCTTGTATTTTGTCAAGTATTGTTTGAACATATCAAGATGTTCGTCTACCTTATCGAAGGTAGTATATCTGACAAATATATTTTCAGAAAAGTGATTGCCCATTTCAAAGAATCGATACTCCTTTTCTGCTTTTGGTAGTCCCTCTACAGAGAACAGATATTTTTCTACAGGATGTTGAAAGTCAAATACAATGATGACTCTCTTCTCTGTAAATCCCATCAAGTCCATACCAAAACAAGGTAGATTACTGCCTGTTTTGGGATAGATGATGGTGTTGTAGATGGAGGATTTATCACTCCATATGTCTACTTCCCTTGACTTAATAAAGTATGGGTTGGTAAAGATCCTAGCGGTTAAGTTAGTACCTTTACCTTCCCACTCTGCCCATGTTTCCTTGACTTTTAGGTCAGGAAAAGTTTCAAACAGAAGGGACTTGTAGTTCTTCCATAGATTCATCAGTTGGTTTCTCACCTCCAAAGTTTACATCTGCATCAACCTTGTCATAAAGATCAAGGAATGCTTGTTTTGTTTCATCATCAAAGCGGTTTACACATACTTCGATTGCCTTCTCTTTGTTCTTCCAGATAGCGTATGCCTTGACGATATGTACAAGACGACGTGTGGAAATAACTTCCTCAACACCACCATCAAAGAAGGTCTTACGGATGATGTCACCCCAATCTACAAGACGCTTGCAGAACTCTTTATCGTCACACAAGTTAGTCAAGATTTTCTCCTCAGTCTTTGGACTAGGATAGGACTGCTCAAAGGTCACTGGGAATCTTTCGAGGAAGGCTTCGTTAAGCACGTTAGTTCCAATAAATCGTCCGTCGTCTGAACCTTTACCTTTAGTGTTTGCGGTTGCGATGACGTTGAAACCGTTAGCTGGTTGGACGTAGCGGCCAATCTTTTTAAGGAAGACTCCATTGCCTTCAAGGATGCTCTGGAGACAGAGAATTTTATTACTTGCGAGGTCGATCTCGTCAAGGAGCAAGATAGCTCCCCGCTCAAGTGCCTCAATAACGGGTCCGTTGTGCCAGACTGTGGAGCCATTAACAAGACGGAAACCACCAATAAGATCGTCTTCATCAGTTTCAATAGTAATGTTTACACGAACAACTTCTCTCTTGAGTTGAGCACAGGCTTGTTCTACACCGAATGTCTTACCGTTGCCAGACAGACCAGTAATAAAACATGGGTAGAAAAGTTTTGACTGAATGATTTTCTTCACATCAGAGAAGTTTCCAAACTTGACAAAGTTAGGATTAACTGCTGGAACCAGATCCTGTTCTACAGGAGGAACAACAGCAGGAGCAGCAAAGGAATTCTCAAGTTTTTCTTTCTTTGGCAGTCAAGTTCCACTTACCTTTTGTTGTTTTGAACTGTTGCAGGTATTTTGTCACAGTTTGATATGTCACATCATGCTGAGCGCAATAGGCTTTGATGTGTGCAGATGTGATCTTGTTACCGTAAAGATCACGAAGATTGTTGATTAGTGATTCGGGATTCACTTTAGCTTCAAAAGGCATTGTTTGTTCTTGTCTATGTATACATTATAATGGAATGAGAGGTGGAATCAACCACCTCTGTGCCAGTTTGTCAACTGGTCTATGCGATGTAACTCATGAACTGACCTAGAACTTTCTTGTTCATTTTCTTTGCAGAAAGTGACTTCTTGAAAGCAGACTTGATCTGTGCTTTAGTTGCATCTTCTTTCACTTCAAAACTAGAATCAGAGTTAAGTGCGGATGAGGACAATCCGAAGTAAGCATGGTATCCACCACCATCAGTAATCATGAGAGATTTTGTTTTTCTCCACTGGTTCAT